TCCCTCGCCCTGCCGACCCTATAGATGCTGGGCCTGATGGCCCCCTTGATTGGAGTTAAACCATGCCTACCATTAATCAGCTACCAACTGTCACACAGGTTTCCGGTGGAGATCAGTTACCTTTGTTCGTAACTAACCAAGGCGATGCCCGTCGCTGTTCTGTTACGACACTCATTGAATACATTCAGGTAAACTTCGGCGCTGTTACCTGTGCATCGGTTCAAACAACGCCAGTTACCTATGTTCAGCTTCCTACTGCTGTTAACGCTGGTGCAGGAACACGCGCATTCATTACTGATGGCAGCACATCTACATTTAATGCCACTGTTGTTGGTGGTGGCGCAAATAAGGTTCCTGTGTTCAGCGATGGCGCTAACTGGAAAGTCGGCTAATTCTAATTTTATTTAAGGGATTCTGAAATGATTATTCAACCAGGTCTAACTCAGATTATTACTGATGTTGTTGTCCCTGCTGGTCAATATATCAGCATTGGCAATGTCGGCAACGATGCCACAACCGTTTCGCTTGAGCCACTCGGCCCATTGAGCTACGAATATTATACCGAAATTGCTTCGCTTTCTAACAGCGCAGAGATGTTCGGCCCGTATCCTGTTGATCGCACTGTGCGTATCACCAGCGGCCTTCAGTCAACAGCGCAATATGACGTAGGCGCACAACCAACGCTGCGTGACTTCCCGCCTTTGACAATCGGTAGCCTTGAGCCTGTTAGCCTTGTCGAGCCAGCCGCTACCTTTGTAACGCTTACCTATGACGATGATGCGGGTGACGTAAAGCTGGTAAGTGCTGGCGTTCATGGCCTTACAAACGCAGTATCGCAAGGCTCTGACCTTTATATCACTTGGACGGGTGGAACGGCATCCACTGGCTTTTATGAAGTGCTGGACGCTGATACAGATACTAAGGAGGTAACCATTGACCTACCTTACATTGATTCGACCGTCACGATTAGCATCGCTGCACCAGGCGTTATAACTTGGGCTGGACATGGCTTATCGGTAAACGACACGATCCGCTTTACCACTACTGGCGCATTGCCTACCGGATTGGCTATCAACACCACATACTATGTGAAGCAAGTGCTTTCAGCTAACACCTTCACCGTGTCCACTTCGGCAGGCGGCGCAGCAGTCACCACCAGCGGTACGCAGTCTGGCACACATACTGCTCTCGTTTGGTACGGCGTTGCCGTAGTTGCTGTAGCTAACACCGAAATTACTTTAGCATCTGTCACAGTCCCAGGCTGGTCGATGGGCGTTGGTGGCGGCATGGAGATTGACGCTCTATTCACGGTAACCAATAATGCTACAGTCAAAACCTTAGGCATGACATATGGCGGAGGCGTTCTCTTGGCTGCTGCGGCGGCTAACAACACCAGCGCGTGCGTTCAGAAGCTAATGTGCAATCGCGGTAGCTCGCAAGTTGTCAGCAACTCAGCAACTGCTGTAGGTCATGGCCTATCGACTGGTGCAAACGTGTTCCTGAACGTCGATGCTACACAGGATCAGACATTTGCAATTACTGTAAAGCCAGCGACTGCGAATAACCTCATGCGGCTTGAGGCATTCAAGCTTCATGTAACTTTCTAATAAGGAAATCGATATGAAAATGGGTGGCGGAAAAATGAGCTACGGTTCCAAAGGCATGGCAATGGCAAAGAAGGCCGCTGGTAAAGCTGCCAAGCCAATGATGATGACCAAAGCCAAGAAGAAAAAGAAGTAAGCATCCTACATGAAAAAGGATTCGCGCCTTACTCGTGCAGGTGTCGCTGGCTATAACAAGCCCAAGCGCACACCATCGCATCCGAAGAAGTCGCACGTCGTTGTCGCTAAAGAAGGTGACAAGGTTAAGATAATCCGTTTCGGGCAGCAGGGCGTTATGGGTTCACCCGCCAGCAAAGGCGAAAGCGAATCCAACAAGAAGCGCCGCGCATCATTCAAGGCTAGACACGCAAAGAATATAGCCAAGGGCAAAATGAGCGCGGCGTTTTGGGCTGATAAGGTAAAATGGTGAAATGACGCAGATTCCAATCCTTAGTGGCATCTACACGGACAATGGGCCGGACTTTCGCACGTCTTATCCTGTCAATATGATTCCAGTGCCAAAGAGCAACGGGATTAGTGAAGGATTCCTGCGTCCTGCTGATGGCTTGGTGGCTAACGGCACTGGCCCAGGCGTTGATCGCGGTGGCATCAATTGGAACGGCATCTGCTACCGCGTGATGGGTTCTAAGCTCGTCACAGTGTCCAGCACTGGTGTTATAACGGTTCTGGGTGACGTTGGTAACAATGGTCTTCTAGTGACGATGGATTACAGCTTTGACCGCTTGGCTATCGCGTCGAATGAAAACCTGTTTTACTGGTCGCCTAGCCTTGGCCTTGTTCAAGTCACCGACCCTGACCTTGGCATCGTTCTGGATGTGGTGTGGGTAGATGGTTACTTCATGACCACTGACGGTGAGTTTCTCATTGTCACGGAACTAAGCGACCCGACGCAGGTTAATCCCTTGAAGTATGGTTCGTCTGAAATTGACCCAGACCCTGTTGTCGCACTGCTGAAGCTACGCAATGAGATTTACGCGCTGAACCGGAACACCATAGAAGTCTATGACAACGTAGGCGGTGACCTATTCCCATTCCAGCGCATCGAAGGGGCACAGATTGAAAAGGGCGTTGTCGGCACTCATGCTTGCTGCGTCTATCTGGAGAGCATCGCATTCCTTGGTAGCGGCTTTAATGAAGCTCCAGGCATTTATCTTGGCGGCAATGCCAAAGCGAATAAAATCAGCACGCAAGAGATAGACCAAATCTTGCTTCAGTTTACCGAAGTCGAATTGTCTACGGTCAAGCTAGAAGCACGTAACGATAAGGCGCACGAGCATCTGTATATTCACTTGCCAGATCGCACAATTGTATTTGACGCATCGGCAACGCAGGACTTAGGCCAGCCAGTTTGGTTCACTCTGACAAGTAGCTTGGTAGGTTTCGAGAAGTATCGCGCACAGAACCTTGTGTGGTGCTATGACAAGTGGCTAATAGGCGACCCAACAAATACATCTGTGGGCTACATGGTTAGCAACATCTCAAGCCATTATGGGCAAAAGGTGCGTTGGGAATTTGGCACGACGATTGTTTACAACGAAGGTCGTGGTGCAATCATTCAGAACCTTGAGCTGGTGGGCCTAACTGGTTCAGCCGCTTATGGTATCGACCCAACAATAAACACTAGCTACACCACAGACGGACAGACCTACAGCCAACAGAAGTTCATCAATGCTGGCAAGACAGGACAGCGTGCAAAACGTTTGGTGTGGTTCCAGCAGGGTTGGATGCGTAACTGGCGCATACAGCGATTCCAAGGCACGTCAGACGCGCATATGTCTTTTGCTAGGCTAGAGGCGCAAATAGAGCCATTGGCTTACTGATATGGTTCAGAGGCTTAACCTTACCCGCGATCAGCTTGCATCGTTTCTGCAAGACCATGAGCAGATAAAGCAGTTTGAGCTGCTGTTTTCGACTGTCAGCACAATTGACAACTTTACGCTTGACGAAGTAAATACGGCTGCTGGCAATGCTGTATCATCTGCGAATGATGCATTGGCGCAGCTCTCGGCTGTGTCGCAAATGCTTGACCTGTTAGCAACTGCCCCACGCAATGAGCTTGGCACAATATCATCTCAAAACGCTGATAATGTTGATATAACAGGCGGTGAAATAAAAGACCTTGATGTGCCTCTGCCTGTTGATTCTGGCGGTACAGGTCAATCCAGCTTTGTTAATGGTGAGTTGCTGATAGGCAACACCACTGGCAATACGCTCACAAAAGCGTTATTAACCGCTGGCGCAAATATAACAATAACGGTTGGTGCTGGATCAATTACGATTGCAGTGTCGGGCCTTGGGACAATGGCATTTCAAAATGTTGGAGTATCTGGTACGTTCATAACGGCAGACAGTCCGTCCAAGACGGTCACTGTTACTAACGGCATCATAACAAGCATCGTTTAGGGATAAGACAATGGCAGTAACCGTAAAAGCACTGATTCCAGCCAAACAAGCTGAGAACGCTCAGACAACGCAATACACTGCAACGAACTGCCGTGCTATTATCGACAAGTTTACGGCTACCAACACTTCTGCTGGCAATGAGACAATCAGCGTAAATATTGTGATAAGCGGCGGCACTGCATCTGCCAGCAATCTAATTGTTGATACGCGGTCTATTGCGCCAGATGAAACGTACACCTTTCCTGAGTTGGTCGGACAAGTCCTTGATTCTGGAAACTTCATTTCAACAATCGCCAGCGCAGCAACTTCGCTTACAATCCGCGCTTCAGGTCGGGAGATAGTATAATGAAAAAGCCAATGATGATTATCGAAGGCTTTGCTGGTCTGCGTGAAAGCGAGCCATTCATCACAACCGCTG